TAGAAGGTTTCAAGTTTACTATTAATATTGAAAAGTCAAGATACGTTAAGGAAAAATCAAAACTTCCTTTCACTGTATTATTTGATAAAGGTATTCAGAAATGGTCATCGTTAATGGAATTGGCTTTAGAGTCAGGACATCTTGATTCTAAAACTCAAGGCTGGTATAACGAAATCAATATGGATACTGGTGAAGTACTTGAACCTAAGCGTAGAGCGAAGGATATTATGGTTGATGATGCATTCTTTGAACGTATCATGAAATGTCCTAAGTACAACGAATACATTGAACGTAAGTTTAAATTAAACGCAGCAGTAATGGGAGATCAAAATGCTAGAGAAGACGATACTATCGAATCTGATTCTTAATGAGGATTTTTGCCGAAAGGTATTTCCTTATTTAAAAGATGAATATTTCGATGATTTAGTTCTTCGTAAAGTATTTGAGACGACCTCTGAGTACCTTGATAAGTACAAAGAGCCGCCTTCACTTGAAGCTTTAAAGATTGCTGTTGATAAACGCAAGGATCTGAACGAAGATACGTATCAAGGTGTACATCAGTTAGTTGACGGTATGTCAGTTGACAAGGATACCAATTTAGAGTTTTTGCTTGATGAAACTGAAAAGTTCTGTCAAGATAAAGATCTATATAATAGTATACGTAAATCTATTCTGATTCTTGACGGTCAAGATACTGAACAGTTGGATAAGGGGGCAATCCCAGGATTGCTCTCGGATTCATTAGGTATCAACTTTGACCAATCAGTTGGTCATGACTTCCTTGAAGACGTTGACGATCGTTATGAACATTATCATCGCAAAGAAGAACGTATTCCGTTTGATATAGAAATCCTAAACAAAATTACAAAAGGTGGCATACCTCGTAAATCTATGACTGTCTTGTTGGCAACAACAGGTGGTGGTAAGTCTTTACTTAAATGTCACATGGCAGCAAATCATTTGATGTTTGGTAAGAACGTATTATACATTACAATGGAAATGGCTGCAGAAGAAATCGGTCGTCGTATTGACGCAAACATTATGGATATTACTCTCGACGAAGTTGCTGAAATACCTCGTGATGTATTTGAAAAACGAATGGCTCGATTAAAAGGCAAGACAACAGGTAAACTGATTGTGAAGGAGTTTCCAACAGGTTCTGCTCATAGCGGTCACTTCCGTCATCTGCTTAACGAATTGAAACTCAAAAAGAATTTTGCTCCTGATATTATCTTTCTTGATTATCTGAACATCTGTTCATCTGCTCGAGTAAAAGGTGCAGCTGCAGCAAATAGTTATACTTTAGTAAAATCTATTGCAGAAGAAGTACGTGGATTGGCAATGGAATATAATTGCGCAGTCGTTACATCTTCTCAATACAACCGAGATGCTTATGGTAACTCTGACGTTGATCTAACAAATACATCTGAGTCAATGGGTATTACTCATACGGCTGACTGTATATTAGGTTTGGTTAGTTCTGAATATCTTGACGAAATGAATCAACTTATGATTAAACAGTTGAAGAATCGTTGGGGAGACATTAGTTACTATCGAAGATTCCTGGTTGGTATTGAACGCGCAAAGATGAAGATATATGAACTCGAAGAATCTGCCCAAGAGAATATTAATCTCGAAGCTCCATCTGGAGGTGGTGGGCAACATGCAAAAAAGAACTGGGAAGATAGCGCGCCAGCCTTTGGTAAGACTGATATACCAACAAGGTTAAATAAAAGAGGCGGTGGATCTAAAGTGTTTGGAGATGTTGCATTAACTTGAGCTTCTGTATAAATAACTCTATAGATTAATTTTAATAGGTAATACATGAAGAGCTTTAATTCATTTATAGCAGAAGCTAGTTTCTTAAAGCCTGACTATGTTATAGGACACAAAGTTGCTTATAACGGAAAAGGTTTTAAAGAACTATCCGCTTTAGGTTATAAACCTGGTGATCACTTTGAGATTATAGCAGCAACCAAAGCTGACTATACCTATGGTGATGGTCCAGCAGAAAAGTATCTAAAAGCACCAAATGGTAAAGTGATACATATGAAAGGAGCAACCGGTTTTAAATCGAGTTCCTTTACTCATGTTAAAGCCTCAGGTTCTCCACCAACAGGTGCGGAATGGGAAGATGTCATTGTTTACGCCTACAATAAACTCAACGGCAAATCAACAGATGCCGCAACAGTTGAAGTAGCAGAAAAGTTTGGTAACTATACAGATGTTGCTGATAAAATCGCAGCCAACTTCAATAACCAATTAAAAGCAAAACAATTAGTACAGACTGGTCGTGGTATGGGTGCTATTAGTTTAGGACCTATATGGAAAGAATCGGGTGCTAAGAATAAAACACCAAAGACTGATATTGCCTCCTCTAATTTTAAAGAAAAGATATCATTAAAGAAATCTGGTGGATCACAGCTTGCTTCACCAACTAGAGCAGAAGCTATCGCAATCGTTAAGGCAGCAATGTCGGAAATGGGCGAAGATAGAACAATGGCAGCTAAACTTGTTAGTACAATGGAAACCAATATGTCATCTCTAATATCGAGAGAGACTGCTGGTGATTTACGTAAACAATCAAAGGCTGGTTCAAAGACTGATGCGGTGATTGATTTCCAAGCAAAGGATAAAGGCAATAAAGAATTAACTAAAATGCTCGAAGGTCTTATTAATCAAGATACAGCAGTCAATGCTTTATTCAGTAAACATATTGTACTTGAGGCAGCAACCGGTAATCATAAGTTTGGTGGTGCAGGTTCTCCTGCCGCAGCTAACCTATTAGGTAAGTTCAGTCTAACGGGTGCTATTGAAGTTCAACCTATCAATAGTATTAAAGATCCTATTATTGTTAAATATTCACAAACAGTTAAACCTGTCGTTTCATTTAAATCAGGTGGCGGTGGTGCTCCTGCATATTCAGCATTACGTTTAGGTATTAAAGAAGAAGAAACGTTAAGAGGCATTGTATTATCTGAAATGGAAACACTTGACGGTTTAATGTTAACTGAAGACTTCCTATCAGAAGGTCCACTCGATATGTTAAAGAAAGCCGGTGATTGGGCTAAAGATAAAGGTAAGGCATTTGTAAATAAAGTTAAAGCCGCAGTTGCCAATGTTCTTGCTAAGATCAGTGCTGTATTTAAAAAGATCGCAAAGATGGGAAAGAAAATGTTTGCCTCTCTAATGAAGTTTATGGGAGTTGAGATACAAAGCGCAATTGGAATTCCAATGGAAATTTCGTTATGATAAAAGGTTTTAAAGATTATATCGAAGAAGGTCCAAATGATCCTGCGATATTCAAAGCAATCTTTTTAGCAGGTGGTCCTGGGTCAGGTAAGAGCTTTATGGTTAAGGAAACTGGTTTACAAGCTTTAGGTTTTAAAGTTGTTAATTCAGATATACCGTTTGAGAAGGCAATGGAAAAAGCCAGGATGAAAATGGATGCCGATAGTATATTCTCAGCAGCAGGTCAAGCAGCAAGACAATCCGCAAAGAAACTTACTGGTGCTCAAATGGACGGTTATCTAACAGGTCGTTTAGGTCTTGTTATTGATGGAACTGGTAAGAACTTTGATAAGATCAAATCACAGGCTTCAGAATTAAAGAAACTTGGATACGATGTTTCAATGATCTTTGTGAATACAGATTTAGATACAGCAATTAGTCGTAACGATAACAGACCAAGATCTTTACCTACACAAGAAGTTGTAAAATTTTGGAAAGATGTTCAAAAGAATATTGGTAAATTCCAAGGTTTCTTTTCTCAGAACTTTATTGTATTAGATAACAGTGAAGGTTCTGATGTTACAGATATATCAGGCGAAGGTTTTAAATGGGCAACGAAATTTGCCAAACGACCAATACAAAATACGTTAGCAAAAAAGTGGATCAAAAGCAAATGAAATCGTTTAAAAGTTATATAACTGAAGCCGATGCAAACCTGCACATGACTCATCTTGAGGACGCGGTTCTCGATGGTGGTGTAAAAGGAACAAGAAACGTAATTAATTATATTCGTAATATTCGCGATATGCTATCAGGTAATACTAAGGCTCCTGTTAATATTACAACAAAGTGGGACGGAGCTCCTGCTATATTTGCTGGTGTTGATCCTTCCGATGGAAAGTTCTTCGTGGCAAAGAAAGGAGTATTTAATAAGACTCCAAAGCTGTATAAATCAAATGCAGAAATTGATAATGATCTGAGTGGTGAACTCAATAGCAAATTTAAAGTTGCTTTAAAAGAATTCGCTAAGCTCGGAATAAGTGGAGTAGTACAAGGTGATTTCTTATATACGGATGACGATCTTAAAACGGAAGATATTGATGGAGAATCGTGTGTTACTTTCCATCCTAATACCATTGTTTACGCGGTACCTAAAGCATCAGGACTCGGTAAGACAATTTCAGGATCCAAGATTGGTGTGGTCTGGCACACAACATACGCAGGATCAACTCTTGAAACAATGTCTGCAAGTTTTGGTATTGCGATCTCAACAAAACTTAGCAAGGTTAAATCGGTCTGGCACGTAGACGCAACATTCGAAGATAAGTCAGGTACGGCAACATTTACCGACGCAGAGAACAAAGCCCTAACTGCTCAGTTGAGTAAAGCAGGAACGTTGTTTAGAACAATAGATGCTAAGGTTCTAGGCGAACTCGGAACAAACGCAGATTTAAATCAAAAGGTAAATACTTTTATCAATACAAAGGTACGCGATGGTCAACGTATTGGCGCGGTCAAACCTTTCGTTAAAGATTTACAGAGTTACATACAACAGTATTATAAGAAAGAAGCAGATAAGCGCAAGACTCCTGCTGGTAAGAAAACACAAATGGATAAAGCAACGTTAGCATTACAAATCTTTGCTGCTCCAGGTAATACGAAAAAACTCGAAGCTATATTTACTTTATATGATTTGATGGTTGATATGAAATATGTTATCATAGATAAATTAAATAAAGTTGGTGGTATTAAAACACTACTCAAAACAGCAAAAGGATTCGAAGTAACAGGTCAAGAAGGGTTTGTTGCCATTGACCATTATGGAAAGAATGCATTGAAGATTGTGGATCGTATGGGATTCAGTCTTGCTAACTTCTCAGATCAATATATCAAAGGTTGGCAGAAATAACAGTCGGCCGTTTAAAGGGGCCGACACAAACAGGCAAAGATTATGTTAGATTGGGAAGAATACAAAGAGTCTCAGGGTATTAAAACAAAGAAAAAGATTGTCATTGATAATCCTTATGAGTTGTTTAAAAAAATAACAGAAGCTAAAACTGATTCTGAGCCTACTGATTCTGAGCCTGTTATATTAACAGAACAGGAATTTCCAGCCGCATTTGAGGAAGTATTAAAATCTGTTAGCGCGAATATTATTCAGGAAAGAGAATTACCTATTCCTGTTCTTAAAGAATCTCCAGTTCCTGTAGCACCCCTTCCTCAGCCTGATCCTCAATACGCTACGCAAAAACAAATGAACGATCATTACAAGCTACTCTTATCACGAATTCAAACACAAATGTCTACAATAGGCGGTGGTGGTGAAGTTAATCTTCGTATGCTTGATGA